TATCCAAGGTACTCTGAATGTTAATAATGACGCTACTTTCAATACCAATGTAACTGTTGCAGGTTCTGATACCGCTGCAACGAATTACTTCAAGGTTACGAATCAGTCTGGTACTGATAAGTTTGTAGTTGACTCTGCAAATGGTAATACTTCTCTCGAAGGCACTCTGACTGTTGAGTCTGACACTGATATCGGTAACAGTAACGTAACGATTGCAGGTGCAACAGGTAATACAGTTATTCAGGGTACAGTCAATGTTGTTAACGCTGTTGACTTCGATAGCACTCTGAACGTTGATGGTGCGGCAACATTCCAAGATGATGTCACAATCAACGCTGATAATAAGACGTTTGCAATTCAGAACAACGCAAACGATAACAAGTTTACTGTTGATACTGACAATGGCAATACATTCATTGCAGGTACACTAGAAGTCACTAACACTTCTCAATTCAACAACGATGTAACGATTGGTACTGCACTATCACCTGATAACCTACAGGTACATGGCACAACCACTCTAGAGGACAATGTAACCGTCAACGGCGGCGTTCTCAGAGTTAATTCTACTGAAGTTACGATTGATGATCCTATCGTTAAACTTTTCGGAGATACTGCACCTGGTAGTGCTCACACCAATGACGTTGGTATTGAGTTCAACTACTATGATGGTACAGATAGACTTGGATTCTTTGGTTGGGACATCAGTGCTCAAAGTTATCACTTCCTAGAAAGAGCATCAAATGCAACTGAGGTGATGACTGGTGTTGACGCTGGTATCATCGCAGGTAGTCTGGTTCTTTCCACAGGTACACAATCGACCTCAGATACAACTGGTACACTGAGAGTCACTGGTGGTGCAGGTATCACTAAGAACCTCTATGTTGGTGAGGATCTGGAAGTACAAGGCGGAGACTTCACAACTAATCAGACTACATTCAATCTTCTTCAAACCAATGCGACTACGGTCAATGCATTTGGTGTAGTCACTGATCTGAACATTGGTAACAGTGCAGGTGGAGATGCCGAGTTTACTTTCGGTAACGCATCTAATGACAATACAATCACTCTGGTTGGTAACGGCACTGGTGGTACGATTGAGTATGACACTAACGTCACTACTGGTACAGTCAACCTGTTTGATGGTGTTACTGGCACAATCAATCTGGGTGCAAACACTGCTACTGTTAACATCGGTGGTACAGGCGGTAACGCAGAACTGCAGATTAGAGGTAACGGAGTCAACGGCACTGCAACAATCTCTACGAACGTTGTAGGTGGCACGGTAAGTTTCCTTGAGTCTGTAACTGGTCAGATCGATGTTGGTGCTGCTGGATCTGTAGTTGATCTTGCAGGCGACCTCAGAGTCAAGGGTGGAGATATCACTACTAACCAGGCATCATTTAATCTAATTAACACGAATGCAACCACTGTAAATGCTTTCGGTGCTGCAACAACCATTGATATCGGCGCTACATCTGGTACTACAAGTATCAATAATAATGTGGATATTGATCTCGATCTCAATGTTGATGGTGGAGATCTTACAACCAACACATCAACATTCAATCTACTGAATGCAAATGCAACTACAGTCAATGCATTCGGTGACGCAACAACGATCGGCATTGGTGCATCCACTGGAACACTGACAATCAGTAACGCTGCAGTTGTTCTAGAAGGTGACATGCAGGTAAGAGGTGGTGACATCACTACCAATCAAACTGCATTCAATCTTCTCAACGGTAACGCTACTACAGTCAATGCATTTGGTGATGCAGATACAATTAATATCGGAGACAATTCTGGTACTCTGACGATTGGCAATCCAACGATCGTAAGTACACAGGCAGGTATCTCGGTATTCAATACAGTCGCTACTACCGTTAATGCTTTCGGCGCGGCGACAACTCTGAATCTGGGTGCAGGATCTGGCACTACCACAATCAACAATAGTCTGGTAGTTGGTGGCGACCTCGATGTTCAAGGCACACTTACTACAATCAACTCGACGACAGTTCAGGTTGATGATAAGAATATTGAACTGGGTACGATTGCAAGTCCAACTGATGCCACGGCAGACGGCGGTGGTTTGACACTGAAGGGCGCAACCGACAAGACCTTCAATTGGTATAATGCATCGGATGCTTGGACCTCATCTGAACACCTCGAACTTGCAGTTAACAAGTCGTTCTTCATTAACAGTAATAATGTCCTGTCACAGACAACTCTAGGCACGACAGTAAGTAACTCCAGTCTGACTAATTTTGGTCTGGTCACTCAACTGAATGTTGATGACATGCGCCTGGATGGCAACACTCTGAATGTCCAGACAACAAACGTTGATCTCAATCTTGCTGCAAATGGCGTTGGTGTTATTAACCTCAACAGTGACATTGAAACAGTATACGATGCTTCGTTCGGTACACTTCTTGACAACTCTCAAGTTACTGTTCTTGGTAGACTCGATGTTGATAACGTTGCAATCAATACAAGTGATATCTTCTCAACACCTACTAACGGCAACCTGAACATCTATGCAAATGGCACTGGTAAGGTAATCGTTGAACAACTTGAGATTCTTGATAACTCCATCACACCATCTCAGTCAGATGCAAATCTCGAACTGTATTCTGATGGTACAGGAACTATTGAACTCAATGATTCCACAAACGTCACTGGCGACTTTACAGTATCTGGAACTGCTGCAATCAATGGTAACACTACCATTGGTGATGCTGCAGGAGATGCACACACATTCAATGGTACGGTAACGTTCGCTAATGCCGTTGACATGAACGGCACTGC